TCGTTAGGTAACCAGTGGGATTATGCGAGTAAACCCACCACACCCGTAAGCCGGATTTTCACTTTAAAATATTCAGTAATGAAGTTTTTTGAAAACCCTCAACTACTCAGCCCGCTACAACGTCGTTATAGTGCAGATCATTTGGATGAGTTTTACCAACGACATGAAACGTGGAAAGAGTTTATTTACCAGCATCACAAGTTTGGTAATGTTGTTGTTCGTTTTGACCAACCACTAGAACTACCAGAAGGCTTAACAGGGGCTGATGGCGCGATTCAACCTTTTACGGTAACGTTGCGTGAAGTACCACTTTAATTAATAGAATAATTATTAATTAATTTAAAGATTATTATTGACAACTAAATTGTGTGTCCGTAGTATTGGCCTTGGTTAGTAGTCCATGTGGCTCCTAATTATCGTCAATTTCCAAATCAACGCCTCAGCTTTTAGCTGGGGTGTTCTGTTTTTGGTCGCTTGAAAAATATTCAATCTCTTTTTCTTTTCGGTATACTAGCTGAAAATTGAGGGAAATTGACGATGAAAGAACTTTCACAAGAGCAGCAGTCTCAACGACATTCGCTGTCCCCCGAAGACTTAACAACCTACCTAGAAATAATCATTGAAGACCCAGATGGTCAGCCGGTTATTATCCGTCTAACGGATAAAGAAACTCGCGATTGGAATGGTTCTACGTGGGTGCATTCCCCTTTTAAAATCTCGGGTATTTCAAATCAATCCACAGGTGAGAAAAACCGTCCTAGTCTATCTCTACCTAACGAAGGGGGGATTTATAGCTATTACTTGAACCAAGGACTTTTAGAGGACTCGGTGGTTACTCGTTATAAAGCTCTCCCAAACGAGCAAGGTGGAACCTTAACGGCTAAACACGTTTTTTATGTCTCCCATGCCAGTAATATCAGTGCTTCTATCCTAACCCTACAACTAAGAAAGCTCTCGGACGGGAATAAAACCAAGTTCCCACCTCGCCGATATATTCAACCTGAATTTAGTACGGTGGTGGTATGAATAAAGAACTGGGGATATTTTGCGGTCATGTTTATGAGCAGGGGATACAGGACTGTTACACCTTGGTTAGAGATTTCTATAAAGCTCGGTATCAAATGGAGTTGACGAATTACGCAAGGCCAAATAACTGGACTCAAGACCCGAACTTAGACTTCTTTACAAACCGGTTTGAAATGGAAGGCTTCAAAGATACTAACAATTGTCCTCACAAAGTCCGGTTTGGTGATGTATTGATGATGCGTATTGTTGGTAGCAAGGTAGTCAACCATGTTGCTATCTACGTAGGCCGACAGAAGATATTACACCATTTGCAAGGACGCTTAAGTGAGATTGTTGATTATGACGATAAGTGGCGATATCGAGTTACCAGAGTGGTTAGACACCCTGAGATTGAAAAAACAACGGATGCGGTTACTTTTCAAAATCTCCATAAAGGGTTACCTATTCACTTAAGGGCCAAATTAAGGGGGGCGAATCGTGACAAAGTTGAGTGATTTTTGGAACCCTGAGGTTGAGCGCTGCGGCTTTATCTTAAAGTCTGGTGAAATTGTTGAAGTCGATAATATTTCTGAGGACCCCCAGAATGGGTTTGAGGTGTCAGAAAAAGACTTCGAAAAGTATTACTCGGAGACCGCGGCCTCTTGGCATTCTCACACAGATGATTTTGCAAACCTGAGTCTTTCTGATTACTACACGTTTCTAAATCTACCCGAATGGGATCATTGGGTTATTTCAAAAAACAAATGCGTGAAGTTCTCTGTAAAATCCAATTGCGTTATTTTAGAAGAGGTGACCACGCATGGTAACGATTAAATTAGTTGGGTTTAGCAACAAACTAGCTAAGACGATAAGAACCGCGGCAACAAACTACAGGGAGGCTCTTGAAGCACTTAAGCTGCAGGAAGGGTTCAACCCCTTAACGGCTAAGGTGCGTTATGTCTGTGAAATCGATGGGATTAGCTCAACTCTAGACTTAGATGAGCCAGTTAAGGATGGTGAAATGGTCTTGCGGAGGAAACAGACTTTAAGAACCTTAAAAGGTTTTCAAGGTAGCGGTAGCTCTAATGGATGGGTAAAAATCGTTGTCGGTATCGTCTTAATTACCGTGGCAATACTGATGCCGCCGGTTTCTGCGGGATTTATGGCATTAGGCTCAGCGGGGATGGTAAGTATAAATCTTGTCCTAGCCCAAATAGGCCTAGCACTTATTGTAGGAGGGCTTGCGCAAGAGTTAATGCCCACGCCTGAGAATAATACCTCGGAGGAGAGTAGTAATACCGCAACGTCTTACCCCAATACTATTCGTTCCGGAACACCGGTAGCTATGATATTTGGGCAACACCGTTTTGGTGGCCACTTATTTCAATTTAATATTGAAAGTGTTGGACGTTCCTCTGCGGATATTAGAAACTTTACCAATGTTGTTTGGGATGAAGTTAGTGACAACAAGCGAGATTCTTGGTCTACTCTATTCTTCAACAGTGAATCCCAAGAGGTGGGACAAACCACTTGGGGTCCTAGCGGTAGAGAAACCGACGGGATAAGACAAAGACAACTTAGATAAAATTTGGTTAATTGACGATATTGGGGCTTAAGTGACGAATAACACTTTCAAAGGCCGTGGTGGTGGAGGGGGTCCCTCTAACGACGCGGATAATTTATTTTCTACTGATGCATTCGAATTTGTTCTTGGGATTTCCGAAGGACCTATTGGTGGCGTGGTAGGAGATACCCCAGAAGAAAAGCTCCGCAATATCTTCATTGATGATACGCCAGTCTTCAACAGCTTAAATCAAACCAACTTCGATAACGCTAGCTTAATGCTTCGTTTCGAACAAGGTACGCTTATTTCTGCTAAGGACGACCCTGAAGAAGGCCAAACCCCTATATGGTTTGGCTTGGGTGGACAAAATATTATTCAACAAGTAGGTGCGCAACTTACTTATCAAGCCCCTGTAACAAGAACTACGGTACCAACGGTAAAAGGTTTTGATGAAATTGAATTACGTTTCACCGTTTCTCAACTGGTTCGTTATACCGATGATGGTTCGAAGACTCATAGGGTCAGCTTTACAATTCAGTATAAAAATTTACTAGATTCGGAATGGATTTCTAGAAGTTTAACAATTTCAGGCAAAACTACAGTCAGCCCCTTTGTAAGAGTTTATAACATTCGGTTACCGAGAACTAACCCTGAGGACCAATTTGAGATTAAGGTAACCCGTCTAACCACAGACTCGAATGAGGAAGATGTAGCTGAGGTATCTTGGACCAGTTATGAGTTACTAACTAAATCTGGGGATGCTTATACAGAGAATGGGGCCGACTATGACGACCCAGACCTAGAATACCATCCTGGGCTTGCGATGATGCACGTAGTTGGTGTTCTGGGTCAGCAAATGACGCGTATTCCTACCGTCAGTGCGAATTATGATGGTATTAAGTGCGCCATCCCATCTAATTATGACGCTAAGAATAAAACCTACGAAGAAAGCTCCGCGTGGGATGGGCAATTTAAAGCGGAAAAAGAAACCACAGATAATCCTTTTTGGATAGCTCACGAACTGGTAACTAATCCTGTTTGGGGTGTCGTAAAAGCAAACCCTCGTGTACGTATAAACCGTTACAACGTCTACCGTATGGCTAAGTATGCAGACGGTTATGACCTTCAGACAAATGAAAAGAACCTAACCAACCCTATTACCGGAGAAGAGAACGCACCACGATATACCTTCAACGCGGTATTAACAGACCCTCAAAATGGGTGGGACGTTCTTCGTTATGTTTTGGGTAGCGCGTTTGCTAGGCCTATTGAGCAGGATACCGGTGAAATTAAATTTATTGCGGACCTCCCTGATTTACCGGTGGCGTGGGTCACGCCTGAAATGTGTGTGTCTGAAACGGGCGGGTCACCTTTCTCGTATAACTTCTCTGCATTGTCAGAACGACATAATGCGGTTACATCGAGCTACATCGATGCGTCTTTAGATTATCAAGAACAGTACGTCGCTGAAATACGCGATGAAGAGTCTATTCTAAAATACGGTCTCAACACCTACGAGTTTGATGCCAAAGGCGCAACAAATGTATGGGAAGTAAAGCGCCGTATGACGTTTTATATTTCTTCAGTTACTACAGAAGTACGCACGGTATCATTTACTGCGCCGCAGCTCGGGATGGAATTCGAGCCTATGGATATCATTAATATTGTTGACCCTGAAACGGGTCATGCGTATTCAGGGCGTGCGGTTAAGTTAGAGACTAAAGCTGTAACCCTACGTGATCCGGTTTACTTTGATGAGGGCGGGACCTACAAAGTAAAAGTGATGGGTAAATATGAGAACTTCGATTTTACAATGGATGTTCTCTCTTCGGATGTGGCCAAGCCTATTTATCGCTTGAAACTTAAACAGCCTATGCCGGACCTTAACCTTTTCAATAAGTATGCGCCGGTTGTCGTATCCGCGTCACAAAACGGTCAACTAATAGGGTTGCCTAAACCTTGGCGCATTATCACGGTTCAGGAAAATGACAGCCAACCTGAGCTCTATGACTTCTATTGTCAAGAAGTAAACCTCAATAAACATGGGGACGCCGATAATCTTATTATATCTGAGGCACCGAAATACTCGTTCTTGCTTCGACCTCAAGTTAGGAAAGTTAAAAACCTAAGAGTCGTTGACGAAGAGCATATTCAGGTGCGCGGCATTGAACAAATAAACCTTTGGATAGCATGGGAGCTTGAGGCCCCGTTACCACCTGGGGGTTATTTCGAGGTTCGTATTACCGAAGAGTCTGTGAATGGTCGAGAGTACACCACGAAGACCAATAATCTCTACTTCGAGATTCAGAACGTTAAGCTGGGTGATATCAAGATTGAAGTTAGAAGCGCTCAAGGGGATACGGCCAGCCCGTGGACCGAACTTCAATGGTCTACCAACATGGTCGCGGCCAATGACTTACGTGATGCGGGTATCGTCCCTGAAATCGCTATTAAGTATGAGAACTATGCCCTCACCATTGATAGTAAGGTCATGTATAACTTTGGTTCTACCGAAGTAAACAAGGTTAACTTGCTGGAAACCAATGGTGTCTTAGGAATTGAGTTTAAAATTTATGATGATGTAGACCCAGATAACCGCGTGCACCTCTTAACGAAGCTGGCAAGGGCGTCATTGATTGTGCCGAAAAGCGACTTTGAAGTTGCTTGTTCAGAGAATGGTGTGGAGTTACCTTCAGACCTTTATATTACGGCCCGAGTAATAGACCTTGTAGGAGAACATTACCCAGACTTGTTCCAAAGTCCTTTAGTCTACCAAGTAAGTAACCCTGCGACGGATATTACGAACCTAAATTACCAGTACGTTTTCTCAGACGAAGACCCCCATTTGGTAACGTGGGATGATAATAACTACGGTTATGAAGTAACGCTTTATAAGCCAGATGGCCGGAGTGTTATCTCCCATTACACTATTTATGATAGTAGCCAAGTCTTCGGCTTTCTTAGAGCTGCAGAGAACTATCTCGTTAAAGTGAAGCCCTTCACAAACACATTGAAGTATGGGAAGCCTAAGAGCCTGACGTTTACGGTTACGGCACCACCAACACCTCCTGAAGAACCGACTATCACCAATGAAGGTGGGATTATTACGCTCACCCCTCCAAAGGTAGATAAAACCACCAGTTACTACGAGTTTAAGTATCACGGTGAGAATGTAATCACCGAGGCAAAAGAATACTCGAACGGTAGCACTATTACATTGTATTCCTCCGCAGAAGGACAAGTCTTTCATATCTGGTACCGCTTAGCCTCAAAAGAGGGGTTTGGTTTATGGGTTCATAAAGAGATTACCGCAACAGAAGCCTTTCAAGTTGATGTTGAAGGGGTTATTGATCAAGTTCTCAACCACGAAGGCCCAGACTGGGGTAAATCTCTTAGTGACAGTATTACTCAGATGCTTGCTGATATGACTGTCTGGGATGAACGGACCACGGCTCTTGGTGAGACTTACGAAAACCTTATTCTTACCCAGTCGAGTCTTGATGATGCGAATAAGATAACGCAACTCGACGTTATTGCCTTACGAGGTAAGGTTGGAGACAAGACGGTTCAAACCCAAATTGTTGAAAACAATATTGTTCAAATCGGTTACGAAGACGACGACGGTAATTGGATTATGGGAGCACCGTTGGCCCGTGCGTTCACGGAACTTAAAATCGTGAATACTAGCGGGGATTCCGTCTCGGTTGTGAGCTATATGCAAGCTTTAGAAAATGCGATTGGGGGTCTCGAAGCCAGTTTTACGCTGGGTGTTGTTGACGAAACACAAAGCTTCACGGGCCTCGAAATTAGAGGCGGGAGCGATGTTAGCGCTATTAAGCTTTATATGGATAACCTAACGTTCTCCAATAAAGCGGGGAAAGATTTCTTCACCTACGACTCAGCATCAGAAAAGCTGGTAATGACTGCGGATGTTGAGGTTAGAGGAACGTTAGTTTCAACTCGAAAAGTTACGGTTACACCAAACGTAATGGAAATAGAGGACCCTAATGGATTTGGTCCCGACAACCTTTGGATATGGAAAGGAACACCAATTCTCAATGGATCTGAACCTGATTATGATGCTTTAACCAAGCAGAACGCATCTTTAGGTTGGAGAGACCTTAACGGTAACGAATATTTCGGTGGGTCTGTAACTACCGGCCAGTTGATTAATGGTGGAGATAGTACCTTATTGTCGCTTAACCCTTCAGTTGAAGTCGGGCCATTTACTACTAATGGTAACCCCAAGACTGTTAACTGTAGTTTGAGTTGGCGAGGCACATTTACCTCAGGTGATGCCTGTCCCACTAATCAAGATTTCGTTCCCTCCGCCACCCTTATTCTTGAGCGTAGCTTCACCGGTTCGGGTTGGTCTGAACTTCAAAGAATGAATATCACGGGGACTATGACTTACATAGATTTTAACGCGGATGATTATTCTGACCCTGACTCTAGCTCTTGTATACAAAGGGATATCACCAGTGGAGCATTCACCTATACCGATACAAACACATCGCAAGACAGCTTCTACTACAGACTCCGAGTAACAAACCAGCAACGAGGTTTACTACAACAATTTATCGACTCACAGCGTTTGAGCCTTGTTAGTGTAGAAGAGAGACCCGCCTAATGAGTTATATTAGAGACTTCACTTCCGTAACCGTAAATCAGAATCAAACCTTAGTTCAGATTAACTCAGGGGATTCAAACTTTTCCGTAAAAGAAAACAGTCAGCTCTTTATTGAAGGTTACACCGTACCAGTAACGATTCTTGAAAGTGATTCTAACGCTCGAACCTTAACACTGGATAAGCCGTGGCCCCATGCGAACGTTGACGGGGTTTCAGCCCGAGTCGTTCCACTGGGGGACCCTGACACGTATCTTACAGCGGTAGAGGCTAATCGTGCGGCTTATGAGGCGTTTGTAGAGGCTGCGGCGGGTTCAGGTTCGGTTGATGAAGTTAGCTGGGGCATTATTATCGACCCCCCTGTGACCGCTACGCAATGGCCAACTTGGGTGCAAGTACAGGGTGATATAAATGAAGTGCTCCCCGAGACAGCAAAGCGTTTCCCTAATTTTCCTGAAATTGGCGGCAAGGTGTCTGTCGAGCAGCTGCCCGATGATATCGACACGGACAATAAGCGCACTCAGGCCCTAAGCCCTCCGGTTCGTCAAAACCAAAGCCTTACTCATCTTCTAAGTGACTATCCGACGCTTAAGAAGACAGAGGTTTTACCCGAAGACTCACCTAATAATGAACCTCAAATTCGTTACGATGATGTGCGTGGGTTAGTGCATATCTCATTAACAGACAGGTGGGTAACTATTCCTACGGTCGTTGGTTCAAGGAAATTCGCAATTTTCCCACGAGGCACATTCATACGCCTTAACTCTGCTTACTCAGGCAGAATAAAGCTTAGAGTTTACCCGATGGGTGCAGGCGGCAATGGTTTGCCTGGCAACCCTACTTTAGCTAATCACCAGTGGCATGAGTATGAGACTGCGGTTACTGACCTATACAAAATAGGAGAGTTCAGTAGCGAATACTTTGAAGGGATTATTGACTATGTAGAACTCGATAACTCGTGGGCTACGTTGGATGCAGACCGTTCTTACTATCGTTCGCTAAATGGTTATTTTGATGTTGCTTTTGGCACGTTAAAAAGCCCGTTCAGAACCTTCTACCAAAAATCAGATGGATACTGGTATAGCGAAGATATAACACCTCAAACACCTAACTACATGGGGCTAAGCTGGACGCAAGACCCTAATAACTACCGTAGCTACTCCGTAGATGATGCGTCCGGCGCGACTGATGCTTTGAGGTTCTTCGGTGACGACTATGACGAATACAGCTTTGAAATAATTCTTGTAGTCCATGCTATGAACCGTCACATGGCAGTAACCATTTCCAATAGCGCTCCCAATATTGTTTATGAAGCTGAACCGTATAGGTTTCTTACAAACTCTGAACGAATTTATTTTAAACGCTTTAATAACGCAATTACAGGCAGTATGACTGTTGAGTCAATAAAAATAAGGATACCTGTCAGTGAGTATTAATCGCTTATTTGATGTAAATCTAAAAAACGCTGAAAGTTGGACGCAGGGTGAGGATTGGGTGGAGTGCAACCCAGTGCAAGACATAAACCGCGTATATCATCGCATATACAATAACAGCGACGGAGAAAACCCTAATTACCGAATAGAACGAGGTGATAATTTTTACATCGGTTCTCACCCTTCTGAAATACGTGATTGGACTCCCAGAAAAGCACCATGGAACTTTGATATCGACGAGGCAAGAGAAGGAGCATGGTTCTCTTTTTACTTTGGCTTGCAAGTTGGTGAAAGCGAAATAGACACAAGCTTGGATAATCACTCACCTTGGATTATCAACGCACCTGCAAATTTCATCTTATTAAGCGCAGATTACCACCGCTTCTACAGTGTAAAGCTTAAAGACTCGCAAAACCTTTTAACACTAACTAAAGACAATCGTGGCACTGAAATACATGGTGCGATTATGAGTAACGCAGGACTGATAAATACAGGCGGGTATCGTATGTTTGATTGGGTTTTACGAAGCTTAACGTGGATTAAAACAACACTAAAAGCGCTCATTATCCCGTTAGGTTCTAGCAATATCTCATTGCAAGGTTTTGATATTACCGGTTCTGGCGATATAGGTATTGCAGTAAGAGCTGGACACTCTGAAATAGAGATTGTTGGCGGCAAAATAGTTAATGAAAATAATCTGTTTGCCGAAAACCCTACACCTTTTATTGGAGTTCACTTAGAGCAAGGCGGAGAAGCTATTGTTCGCTACGTAGAAACGCAAGGTTTCAGTGATGAAGGTTTTCGGTTTGAGTGCCCAGTTGATGTTAAAGGTTTAACGTCAAGCTACGATTGTAAAGGTATTCACTTTTCTGAAACCTCTACAGCTCGTGATTGTATGGTGTCATGGACGCGAAGAATACAAGGCGATGGTTTTGCCTATGAGTTTGAAAAAGACGGTGAGTTAAACAATTGCGGTTGCAATTTGGATGAAACAAGCGGTCTTGGTGTAATCGTAGGTCATGCTGGCTCTACTATCACAATAAACGGTGGAGACTATAAAGCATTAGCACCTTTACCTTTTGTGTACGCTCGTGGTGCTTGCACGTTTATTTTAAACAACGTTACGGTGAACGGGGAATTGTATAATGAAACTGTAGTTTTAAGCGAAGGCGAAAGCTGGCGCGGTGTAAAAGCTACGGTGACCGATGACGCATTACCTGTATACGCAAATAAAACACTGTCTCTGCCTTACATGCACATACCTCAAATGGATAATGCGGTGTCAGTGCAGGGTGCTGAAAATGCTTTTTCTAGCCAGATTGATTTGCCTAGTGGGGCGAGAATCGTGCCCACTGGGGATGGCTCTTTGCGCTACATGCCTTTAGATACTTGGTTGCATTTAGACCCGGGCGAAGAGGCAATCGATTATTTCAGGTACAGCACTGAAAACTTTATCTACATGCACCGCTTTAAAATACTCCCTTCTCCTGAAGTAAGCGCAAAAGTAGTTCAACCAGATGCATTTAGCGGTTCTGGCTGGTCTAAAAATGGAGATAGGTACACAGCAAGTAATTCTAGTGCTTCACTGACTGCTAATTATGCTTTTGAAGAGCGAGAGGTTTACCAAATATCAGTAAAACTAGAGGGGCGAACTTCAGGTGGAGTTGTACCTTCTATAGGGAGCGCCCAAGGGCAGTACAGCCACTATATAGACGGTACAGAAGTTTGGCTTATTCGAGCACCAGCTAACGCAACAACTATTACAGTTGCAGGGCAAAGTTACTCCGGTGATGTGCTAAATATTTATGTTCGCAAGCTACTCAGAACTGAAACTCCTGCAGTACCAGAGCTAAGTGCCACGGTTAACGGTAATGAAGTTAATCTGATGTTTGATGTGCTACCCGTAACAAGACTTAAAGACCTGTATACCGCAGATATTTACTTGTCGGGTGTCCTTGAACAGAACGAGCGTGATGGTCATAGAAGCAATAACCCAACAGCTCATTATCTTGCTGAGAACGTAACAGTTAGAAGCCGCAGGAATGGAATTAACCTTCGTGGTGCAGAATCTCTTGAAGTTTATAAAATGGATTTTATTGGTGGTTATGAAGGCGCTAATGAAACATGGCAAGTTGCTGTTCATGGTGACTTGTACGGGCCATTTGTTAAAGAGCAACAGCTGCATTTTTGCGATGTTGATTTATTGCTCGATTCAAATTTTGGAAATTATGACAGTCGATTTGGCAATTCTGATTGCTTCGTGGTCAATGGCGCTTACAGCGGTGAAGAAGCTTTTAAATACTCCGTAAATATTTATGGTTGTGATTTAAAAAACAGCTCTGACGCAGTGACCGACTTGAAAAAGCGTTCTGAAATAAACCACTCACGTTACGAAGGCGCTTGTAAGATGCTTCGTACTCACTCTAAAGGTTCAGCTACAGTTGCTAATACCGAATTTGTTAGAACCTCTGGTGTGCGCGAAGTATTTTCACCGAGTCACTCTAGCCCATACATAGAAATATGGAATTGCGCGGTAGATGGTGTTCGCTGTGTTTCTACCGAGCAACTACAAAACCAGCCTAAAGGGTTTGGTACTTACAGCACATATAGCCCTATAAGAACTCGACCTAAGTTAGTCCACGTTCTAAAAACCTATCCAACAATGAAAGATCTTTGCCGTGCCGCTATGACCGATATGGAATTTCAAGTTTCGAGTAACGGCGGGTCTAGTTGGTCAACCTTAAACGTTCCTAACACCGGATTGCCTGGGGTTGTAGGTTGCTTCAAACGTTCAATTAACTTTTCATCAGGCACATATCAGATCAGATGCCGTTGCCTTAACGGTGCGCTAGTTGGCGCGTGGTCTAACACAATTTCAATTACAGTATAGAGAGATAGAGAATGGCTTTAGAAACGTTTAATTATCCTGATGGTACGAATATATCCGCTATTCCGAATGCGGTGGTTTGGGGTGGGGATTTTGAAACCCAGTCAGGGGTACTGAAACCCTTAGGCAATACAAGCAATGCTAGGGCTGTTTGGCCATCTAAGAAAGACGGAGTATTTGAGGCGGACATCATAGTTGACTCACAATCTAATGGTAACTTAGGGATTATATTTCGAGGCGTAGATTCTGATAACTATTGGATTGTCAGAGGTACTTCGAGTTCAGGAGTTCATGGTCTTTACAAATACGTAAACGGTTCTGGCATACTAGTAAAAAACATGACAGACCCTAAAAAGAATAGTATTCATTTTAGGGTTGAAGCTTACGGAGAATCGATTAAGGTTTATCGTGATTTAGAGTTGGAAGTCGAGGTTAAAGACTCAACACATAGGGAAGGAAATTTTGCTGGCTTTAGGATGGATAATGCCCAACACGGCCTTCAGAAAATAACTTATCAATCGACGGATGTCGCACCACGCCAAGAATACACCTTTTCCGGCAAAGCACTACAGGCTACAAAATTAGGTATTCTTTATAACAACCATAGTCTTTTAAGTACGGCTGGAGCAACCGAGGAGTTCTGGCCCTCCCCGTTTGCTACAGACAGAATACCGAACTGGCCTCACACTCGTTATCCGATGATTATCTATTCTTCTACTGACCACGCAGAATATGTTGAGGGCAACACTTTTGTTGGGGGGATTTTTGTTCGTGTTTGGGATAGCGATGTTGGCCCAATTACAGACCCCAATGCGTGGCTTGAATGGAATACCATTTCAAATAGACCAGAGTTTGATCACATATCGACAAAAAGTGAGCCAATTTACCAAGACCCCGATTGGCTACAAACCGAAACGCCAACACCTGTACTTCAAGATGGAACAATATTTATGTTCTATCATACCCAAGGTAACGACCAAAACACTCGTGGTGCAACCTCAACTAACGGTATAGATTTTACTAGGGATTACAATGTTGTTCTTTCTTACGATGCTAGTGTTGAGCAGGGTGATGGTCATACGGGCTACTTAAATGTAGTTCCTAACCCTATGGGTCATTTGCCTTACCAATTTTTAGCAAACTCAACGCACGGTGGCGGCGAGATACAGCGCTCACCTGCCCAAGCGATATGGGGAACAAACGACTTTCAAAGTTTTGAGCGGATTGCTTTGTGGGGCAGATACACCGGAGACTTACAGGATTACGTAGATACTTCACATCCAGAAATTGAGTGGGTTTGGGTACTATGGGATGTTGGCTCTATAAAGCAAGAAGGGAATTACTGGAGAATGATAGTTGCCATGCGCCCTGATGTTTTAGGGGGAGGCTTAGACGATTATACCCGACCACTAGAAATCCTTGTTGATGATAATTTTAACGTAGTATCGGAACCTAATCCTTTTATAAGTATAGGTGGTGCTGGTGATTATGATGAACTAGAACTTCACCACTTAAAAGAAATCCCGTATACCGATACTAATGGCGAAAGATATGGGGTTTATAAAGGGCTATCGGCCGATGGCACAACTGTGGGGGGGCTTTGCCGGTTAGATGAGATTGATTATGATTGGACTATTATAAGAACTCACCAACAAAGAACCGTAATCCATGACCTAAGTTCTATGGGTGATTTTTCATTTGACACATCGGTAAGCCAAACCGATGGTCGAATAACTCAGTCATTGCCTTTTGGTGGCTCCGCTAGCTGGCAAGGCGCATCATTAATCTTGTCCGACTACGACATGGTAGATATCATCTTTAACAGGCATAGCAAAGACTCTAGCACCGAGGATATTTACGGGAAAGTCGGGTTGTTCGACAACATTGATTCACCGACTAGGGCGATATCCTTACTATGGCCGGATAAGTTTGCCCCATCTGTACGAATGTCTTACAACGTGATAGATGCTGCCAATGAAGTTAACGATGAATTTTTTACTCGAAAAACTGTAGGTTTAACGGGTAAAGGTGGACTTAGCAACTCATACGAGGACCCTCGAGCAGCTCATACTTATGGGCTTAGAATTATACCCGCCGAAGGTATCGCTTATGTGATGGATGGCGTATCAAGGACGACTAAGATACTTTTGCGAGACTTAGATTTGAGTCAACCCTTAACGATAGGCTCAAAATTTGAGAACGCTTCGACGGATACTGACTCTTCAATGTCTTTTGATAGCGTGACAGTCACAACGTACAGCAACGGTTTTGGTGTTGTTAACAATAAACCTACGGCCACTATCACAGGCACAGACATTGACTACGCCCCTAATTCAACAGTTCCGTTGGTGTGTGAAGCAGAAGATTTAGACGGTGACACGCTTACTTATTTTTGGGAGCAGTTAAGTAACGGTGCCCCTACAATTACGATAGCTGACCCCACTTCTGCAAGTACAAGCTTTTTAGCAGAAGCAGAAGACGCAAATATTGCAGTTCGTTGTACCGTGTCCGATGGCACAGATTCAGTAATTGCAAGCGCGACATTTTATATTACCGAAGGCAGTAATGCTGCGCCTACGGTAACTATTAACGCGTCTAAAACAACTGTGAATGCGGGAGAGCAATTCACGCTTACAGCCAGCGCGTCAGATACGGACGGAACAATTGCAAGTTACTTATGGGAGCAAGTCGATAACGGTTCCGACAGCGTATCAATATCAAGCACAAACTCCGCATCAACTAACGTTACGGCCTTTAGCCGTAGTACCCAGCAAACGGTTAAACTTAGAGTTACCGTTACAGATGATGATGGTGCCGTAGGAAGTAGAGAGGTAGATATTGTTGTTCTCCCTCTGGAAATAACACCCCCAACCGTGGTCCTAGGCCCTAACCAGTCCGTCGAGTCTGGGCAAACTGTGTATTTAGATGCCACACAAAGTACGGCTGGTTCTCATCCGATTGCCAGCTATGAATGGACTCAGACCGCGGGTGACACCGTAACGTTGGTTAATTCAACTACGGCCAGCCCAAGCTTTATCTCCCCAAGTGAGAATGATGCCCAGACGTTAACTTTTAGTGTTGTGGCCATCGACACGGAGGGAACCCGAAGCACGGCTAAAACGGTTTCAATTGCCGTGGCCGCTTTCAACTTCGACGGTAGTATCTTGGAGTTAATCGACTCGGTAGCTTTTGAGTTGATCACAGACGGTAACTTAATGATTTACCCTGGTAGAGCGAACCGTGAGATTATCAAACTTCGTCCGAGTAGCGAGTTAGGTTTGGTGGTCGATGGTGAGGGATGTATCGATTTTGAAGCCGCAGCTAACACTATTAGCAAACTAGAAGTAATCATATATAACACCTCTGAAAAAGCGAGAATCGACTCTGAATCCTTAGCTATTGTTTTTGAAGGGTCAGAAGCTCATTGCCGTTTTGGGGACTTCCAACCTAAGAGCGCGAGAGAACCTTTTGACGTTGCAGTAGTGCTTTATATTGAAGGGGATGGAAGAGGCGTTGTTGTCTACTCAACCAGTGAAGCGCTATCGACGCAGGGGGCCTCCCCAATAAGCGCTTATGTGCAATCTAGCTTAGGCGTTTAAACCTAAATGGCCAAGGATGGCCATTGCTCGTTTACACCCCTGCTTAAGGGTAGTATCCTTGATTGAAAATTAGGCTAATTGACGATACTTAGGCGGCAAGATGGGCATACTCGATCCCTCTAAGCTCAATTTAAAGGTTGAGCAAATTCCTACCGAAAGTGAAGTTATAAAAATCTTCAATGAAAGACAAAAACTTGTCGCTCTATTTATCTGTTCGCCTCTGGCCGTTAAGAAAGGCCGTTACACGTTTACTTCATTACTTCTGGACGTTAGTTACGAAGATAGTGTCTCCCAGATACTGGAATCTTTTCTAGCAGCAGAAAAGAGCGGGGACTACCGCAAGTTTCTTAACTTTAAAACGCGGACCTCGGATGTATCTTATTTTTCTATAAATACCCTTCGCTTAAAGCTCTCATACTTTGGTGTTTGGGGGCTAATTATTTTGAGTTCACTAGGTATTAATCTCGGTTTAATGAAGTATTTGGGGTACTAAGATGGACTCAACAACCTTGCTAGCACTCTTGGGAGTGATGGCCACCCTTAGTGGCGTAGCGGTAACTGTATCGCTATTTATCATATCGGGGATAAAGTCCGATATGAAAAGCTCACAGGAAAGTTTTTCGCAGAGTAATAAAAACCTATGGGAGACCGTGAATAAAAATCACGCTTCCGCCAATGCTGCGGTTACAAAAATTTCGGGAGAGCTGGCAGCATTTAAAGAACACGTAGCATTGGCTCACCCTAGAGAAGAACGCGTTAACGAAAAGCTTGAATTCAACAAGCAACATATTGACCAAGCCCTGTCAGGTATAAATCACCGTCTTTCAAAACTGGAATCTGACCAAAGTATCGTCATTCAACATATGACCCAGATCAGTAACCAGCAATCACAAACAATGTCCTATTTAAAAGAACTGGTTAAAAACAAAAATTTTGAGGCTAAAAATGGCTAACTACTCCGCAGACCCAAGAGTCCAAGCTTACGTCGCTCAAATTGTGAAACTAGAAGCGGGGTACGTAGATAACCCACACGATAAGGGTGGGCCTACGAACTGGGGAATTACTGAAAAGGTTGCACGCGCTCACGGTTATATGGGCGCTATGAAAGATATGCCACAATCCAAAGCCCGAGAAATCTACTTACAGACCTATTGGTTTGGCCCTCGTATCTCGGAGCTGGCTTCGGTAAGCCCTGACGTAGCGTGGGAGGTGTTTGAAGCTGGGGTGAATCTTGGTACCGGAACAGGAATTAAGTTCCTGCAGCGTGCGTTGAATGCCTTTAATAAGATGCAAACTATCTACATCGATATAAAGGTGGATGGAATATTTGGTAGCAAAACCCTTAAGGCCTTGCAGCTTTACTTTGCTCATCGTAAAGCCTTGGCCGAACCTGTTCTTTTAAAAGCGCTCAATTGTTTACAAGGGGCTTATTATTTAGAACTGGCCGAATCCCGAGAGACAGACGAAACATTTGTCTTTGGTTGGATAAATAAGCGCATAGCGCTAAGAGATTGACGATAATTGGAGCTACAACATGAAAGCCGCATTAATACTTCTTTTTAGAAACTTTGGTGCCGCATTGCTGACACGACATATGGTTTTGTTCTTGTTAAAGCTTGCGGCGAAATTTACTGAAAACAAAATCGACGACAATGTTGTTGGTTTGATCAACGCAGGGTTCAAAAGTGATATCGAGTCTATGCAGTGGTATATCGAAGCGATATCAAACGAGGTTGAAATCGAACTGAGGAAAAGGCGAGAGGCGGAGCTTGCCGAAAGCGAGGTGATTGGTGAACCCTCAACCCCTACACCAGACCCGAGCCCAGAACCACCGGAACCAACGAAACAAAAGTAACTAAAGCCTAGAAACAGAAAAGCCACTCTAAGAGTGGCTTTTTTGAAGGTTTCACTTAATTTGTGTCACGAAACTAAACTCGTGTCCTACTCGTGTCATTCCGTGTCCCTTTTGTGTCACCTTTCGGTACTGGTAAAAGAGGTAAGTTGTTGATTTGTACCCTCTTTGTACTTTTTTGTTTGGTGGAGCTGGCGGGATTTGAACCCGCGTCCAGAAAATGTCTACCTTTGGTACTACATGCTTAGTTTGTCATTTATTTAACTGCTTGGAACTCCGACAAACAGGATTTCCTTGCAGCTGGCCTAAT